AAATGAAATTTTAATTTTTTTTGTCCCTTTAACCATATCCATATCCATATCCTTAACCATATCCATATCCTTACGCCCTTGTAAGGGCCTTGTAAGGGGCTTATTTTGCTTATCTAGCAAATTATTTTTTTCAAGCAATATGATTATACTATTATGCGCTCTATTGTCTGGATTTAAACCAGAAGGGTACTGAAATTCAATAAAAGAAGGTATAAACCACTTATTACCTTTATCAAAAATTATAATCTTTTCATCAAAACTTTTAATAGCCTCTTTTAAATCAATTTTTTCTCCTATTCTTATCTGTGCTACGTCAATATCAACTTGCCATATACCTGCGTGGTCGCAATCATCACAAATATATAGCCAAAGGAGCTTATAAGCCCCTTGTAAGCCCCTTATGAAAGGTTTTTTCCACTTTTCAGTATCAGTAAATCTCTTAGCCATTTTCTTAAATTAATCATTAATAAAATCAGTATCCATTGCTTTGTTTATCTTCGCTAAATTTGTATCAGAAAGATTCATTATCCTCTGAATAAAAATAGAATAAAGTGTAGGGTATGGTATTTCTGTTTTTCTTGAAAGCCAAGCTAATGGCCTTTCTTCTTGTTCAAGATAAAGAAGTATCTCATCTTTGACATTTGGTTTTTCCATAAATATTTTGATTGAAGAACAAAGTAATAACTAATATTTTAAATTACAAAATTTATTTTTTTAAAATTATATTTTATTTATTTAATTTAATTAATTAGCTTTGCCTAACAATAACCACACAAATGGAAAGATGGATAACCGAAGATGAAATAATGCACAGGATTAAAAATCATCCTGATTTAACTAAAGATGATAAAGAAGATTTTTACTTTGACATACAGATGTTATATATTGGTAAAAAAGGTCAAGAAAAATTAAATAAACCAGTAATTAAAAATCAAGAAAGAAATAAAATAAAAAAAGATGGCATACAATAGTACAATAATAACAAAGAAAAAACGCTGTGTTAATTGTGGCAATATTGATTATTGGTTTTCAAAAAAAATGTGTAAACAATGTGCTACAGTACATTCCACTCAAAAAAGAATGGAAGAATTTGAAGATGACACTGAAAGTTTTCAAAATTTAGTCCAAGACCTTGACCATGTATTTAGTCAATACATTAGAAATAGATATGCAGATAAAACAGGTATCGTTGAATGTTACACTTGTGGTAAAAAACATACAATTGCAGAAATACAATGTGGTCATTTTATGGGCAGGTCAAATTTAAGTACTAGATGGATGGAACAAAATTGCAGACCACAATGTATGGAATGTAATTACTTTAAAACTGGTAATATAGAAGAATTTGAATATAAATTACATGAAGAAAATAATTCCATAGTTGAATATTTAAGAGAAACAGCTAGGCAAACAGCAAAACCTACAAAAGATGAGCTAAAAGGCTTAATCCTAGAATACAGGGCAAAGCTAAACTTGGTAAAAAAGAAATTTATTGAAAAATAATTTGTATTTTTACGGTGGTTATCATAGTTTGTAGATTAGTTTTCTGCCCCATGTTTTAGAATGACATGGGGTTTTTTATTGCTCAAAAATGAGCCGTTTGTAAATCATTTTCGGCTCAAAGTTGCCTTATTAGGTAACTTTTGTGATTGATAAAGTTTACTATTAGCGAACCTTGTAACCAAATTGGTAACAAAAAAAGGCCCTCAACGTAAAAACGTAAGGGCGATAACCAGTTAAACCTTTAACTATGTCTATGCAGCACAAATATACAAATATTTAATTAAATTTATTTTTTTAATTAAATTAATTAAATTAATTTTGTGTTAAAACACACAACATGGCAAGAAGTATTTCCCCCGATTCGGTTTCCAGTAAGGTAGCCGATTTAACATTAGGCGAGCATCTTAGGTTAGATAACCCATACACATCGGTAATGGTTATGGTATCTAATTTAAAGAAAAAAGAAGCCCACAAAGACAAACTATTCAAGATTAAAGCTACTGACAACACAACCACTGTAACCAGAATTAAATAAACCATTATTATGCACATACAAACTATTAACTACACTAGGACATTTAACTTAGGAAACTATTCTTCTGAAAAAATTGGAGTTGAATTTGCTCTTAATGAGGGTGAATCTGCCACCAAAGCCCTTGACTATGCAAGAGAACTAGTGGAAGAGTACCATAAGCAAAATCTAATTAAATTAAAAGATTTAAATGAATTTTACCAAGAGGTTCCTGTTGAAATTATTCCCACGCAATCTAAAAAAACTTTAGCAGAAAAAACAGCAGAGTTTATAAATGCTTGCAAGACTAAAGATGAGTTAAGAGCTTGGGAATTAATGGCTAAAAATAACCCAGACCTAATGGAAATATATAATGCAAAACTTAAATCTTTATAATTATGAATTGGAGTGAAACACTAATCAGAGCAAGCTCTGTAGGATATATAATGACCGAGCCAGTAACTAAAGCCGATAAAGAAGCTGGGTTGCTTTCTAAGACCGCACAAAGACATTTGCTTGATGTTTATATTTCTAATAAGTATAATAGGGTGAAAGATATTCAAACAAAGCAAATGAAAAAAGGTATTGAAGTAGAGCAAGAATCGATTGATTTATTGTCTATGTTCTTAAAGAAACCTTTTGTTAAAAATACGGAAAGATTTTCAAATAAATACATAACAGGTTTGCCAGATATTATTGATGATGGAATTATTGATATTAAATCTAGTTATGACCTATGGACATTCTTAGGTAATATTCCAGATAAACTTGATAATTTATACTATTGGCAAATGATGTCATATATGTGGCTTACGGGTAAAACTAAAGCTACCATTGCTTATTGCCTTGTAAATACACCAGATAATATTATACAACAAGAGAAGTATTATTTACTAAAAAAGCTAGATGTAATTTCAGAAGAAAGCCCAGAATTTGTAAGAGAAGCTATGAAGCTAGAATTAAACATGAAGTTTGATGATATAGCTATGGAAGAAAGAATACTAATGTATGACGTTAGTAGAAACGAAGATGATATTTTACGCATTGAGCAAAAAGTAGAAAAAGCAAGAGAATTTTTACAAGATATTGAAAACACCCATAAAAACTTTAATAATGGCAAAAGCTAAAAAAGAAAAACAATTAAACCTTCCGCAAAATGCAGAACCATTAAACGGATGCGATTTCTGTATGCAATTTGATTATGATGAACCCCATGTAATTGGCGCAAGTGAAGATGCTGATGGAGTTTTAGAATTAGTAATAAAATCTTATTTAGATGCAGGTTTAACTTTTGTATGCCCAACTACACAAAAGAAATTAAGAATATATGCTAGACCATTATCAGATAAGGGTAGAGCAATTTTAGATCAACAAAAGGAAGTTAAACCTTAATAATTAACTTTTTTTATGTGCATTGGCAAACTTCCTTGCAGCTTCAACGCTACCAAAACCCCAAGCCTTTAATGCTAATGCTTTCCTTGTTGGTTCTCCATTTGGTTTTTTCATTGCTCCAAGCATACCAGCAAAGCGAGCTGCAAAAGAAACTCTACGAGGATTAATACCAGACTTAACTGGAGCTTTTAAATTGCCACCAGTTTCAGAATTATACGATGCTCTGCCTTTAGCATTTAATCCGCCTTCAGGATTTTTACCTTCTTTACGTTGCCAAGCTCCAGCCATAACTATTTTTTTTCTTCTGATTTAATTTTCCTTTCTTGCTTTAACATTTCGGCAGTTGGTTTCTTACCACTTCCTTTGTTAGCACGAATATTATCCCACAAACCGCGTGGAGAATACGAGCCATCTGCTCGCTTCATCATTTTTAATTTACTTTTCATACCACTAAGATACGAATTATTTCCAATTCTCAGACTTCCAAATAAGCAAATCTAGCCCTTTTAAGCCCTTTGGCGGCGTTTTCATGTTTTCATGAGGTATTGCTACCACTTTTGGATAATCTGCCGTTATTGAGCTATCTATGTCGTAAGGAGGCATGTTCTTGAAAGGCGCTCCTCTTTTAACTTCTTTTGAACCATAATTGTCCATAAGATAATTTACTACTTG